TCCCTTTTGGGTGATGCACGAAGAGGTCTTGCGACCTCCTCATTGTGCTCCCACCTGTAGAGGAGTTCTTCCCATGATACATCGGGACGTGCATATTGCACGCCGATACACGATGGTGCTCTCATCTCTCGACGTTGAAGGGATCGGTTAAACCGATACTTCACACGGAGGGAACTGTTGAGTCCATCTGTATCCCAGCCTTCGCGGCAGAACACGATACCACCACTCTTGTCAGATTGGTGGTATGGAACACAGAGGTACTTTCGTATCTCGCGTTCTATGCGTTCAGCCGCACGCCAGTAGCCTTTGGCAAAGAGTGCATTACTGTACTCCGTCCATGAGGCCACTGTTGCGATGTCGGGCTTATGACACCACACGCAACTCAATCGAGTTGGGGTAACAACGACTCCTTTATAGGCGTCGCATCCACAGGACTCTCGAAAGAGACCTGCCGTGCATGACTTATCCTCGTTTAGCATTAAGCCATAACGAGGTAGAGCCTGTATGATCGCCGCATAGTGTTCACGGCGACATATGATGTCATCGCCGTACACATAAACAAGATTCCGCGCTTCCTTTAGGCGGAGATTATGTGTACGCATGATGGCTGCGATACTAAGGCACCAAAAGGTAAGAGCCTCGATGGGAAAGCAAACTGCACTTCCCATCGGAGCAAACATACCTAACGGAACCTCAGTACCATCAGGAAGCATCGTGCGAGAGGATCGACTTGCGTCGAGATACTCGAACAGATGGGGATGCCACATCGCTCTAACGAGCGAGTACGACACCCGATCTGATGCTTCCTTCATATCCAAGGTGACCCACTCTCCAGTTTGCGAACCAGAGAGTGCCAGCGCCCCGTTAATACGTTGGTCAGAAAAGTTAACCTGACCACGCGTAAGCGGATGCGTTTCGAGATGGTGCACAAGTGCACGCATCTGGCCCTGCTGAATCCACTGGTTTTCCAGTGGTTCAGAGGATATGAGCCTGGGACCCCTACTGTCTTTTGGAACGACTGTGAGTTTCGCAACTCCGTCTTCCACGACTGGTAGTGAATCAACCTCTGTCAAACGATCAGTGAGGTGCGAATAGTTGAATAGGAAGTAGTCCGTAAACGGATACTTCTTTTCCAGCTTCGCTAAGACACGCGAGAAGGTTTTCTTCTCATGTGGCTTCTCACCCGTCGAGACAACCCCGGGACCGTGACTCGGTAGAATATCTACTAAGTTTAAGGTTCCGGTGATTCGTCGGAGCAGCCGCGAGGCCGCTTCGAGCGTCGGGTCAGAACAATCTTCAAAGCGCTGACCAGCGCTGAGAGAATTGGTCTCCAGGAAAGATGCAATAGTTCTTGTAACAATTTCATCTTCATATGGCAGTTTAAGTTTGTAAAACACAAACATTAACTGACGCAGCCAACCAAGGACTGCCGGGGACGCATCACTGCGTTCCCTACCACAGTCATCGAGAAGATGCTTGAACAGCCACCCGTATAATACGGGGACCTGTGCGACGCGGGTTTTGAATCCGCGTTGTTGCAAGCACTCCCCCTTAGATAGTGCCCTGTCAAGGGCCTTTCCTAAGGAGGGGAGAGTCTTCGTCAGAAATGACAGACCCTCAGACCGGTATCGCTTCTTAATAGTCGCGATGTCACGGTCTTTCTCGATTTGTGGCATGTGAGCAGAACTCGCTACATCATCGTAGCAAGCCAAGTATACTTCCAAGTAAAACTCGGAAGCGGCTATTCTGGTGTCCATAATAATGGTATACCTCCTAGCCTATATACCTTCACTTGCACGATGACGGATCGGACGTCAACGCACAGTTTTCCTCAACATAGCAGTCTCCTGACCGCGAGGACATTGTGCAGCGAACCGTTACGGTTCACCGTTCAGCAGCTTCTCTACGTTGCCGCTGACGGTAAGGAGAGCGATGAGGCGGCCAATGGCTGCCTTAACGTTATCCGTTGTAACGGCGGTACCAATGGGTGCGTCTACGACGAAGTAGGCGCCATACGGAACGTTTCCGAGATCGGAATCGTCCGCATGTGCATTGATACCAACGCGTGACCTGCGCCGATTAATGCCATTCCGCACAACCTTCTGATGAGAAATCACCAGAGATTGGGGAGTGGTATTTGCCAGCGAAGACACGTCTCGCTGAATGCCGCCGGGGATGGTGCTTACCCAAGAATAGGTAAGTTCACCCTCAGAGGTATTTGGTGTAGTGTGCGTATTGCCATTCAAGGCAATGTCGTCTGTGAAGGCCATAAGGCTAATACTAATGTGTTAGTTGTTATGTTCTTCCGGATCTCGCACCTAGCAATGCTGCGGATAAAACCGCCTCTCTGCCATTGAACCCAGAGGTTCTCAAAGCAGAGAGAATGCTAGGACGCGCAATCCTTCGTTCGTACACCAACGCTTCGGATTGACCGTAAATGGTCTCTTCGCCGCGCTGAAGTGGATTTCCACCATACGGATTAATGTAATGGTGGCACTTCTCGGTATACTGGACGTGGGCTTTAACTGAAGAACAAAAGTCGTCCACGACGACTTGCATTCCGACGTTATCGGTCGCAAAGCGCTCGAGGAAGCTAGAAACATTGACAAACCAGTCAATGATAAAGGTGAACGGGATCGCATTCCATATAATGGAAGGATCCAATCGAACACCTAAGGTATCTAGCACCGCATCGAGCGCACCGATCCCGTCCACATGATCAAGCCTATACGTATAACGTACTGTGGCATGATAAGTGGGTACAACAAGGTACTCCCTGTATGAGTCAAACCGAATCCCATGGGTTTGGGGCGATTTGTACCAGGTAGCCGGGATATACTGCCGGAGAAACTCCGGTGTTTCGGTATATCCCTCCAGAGTCCGCCTATAATGGCGAGTCTGGCGAGTCCCTTGGCGAGACTCCAATTCGCGTATCCTTTCACGTAAAGTGAAAAGACCCTTGTATATCTTCGAAACATCAGATATAAAAGGTTGAACCGCGAAGGAGTTAAACAAGGTCAAGTTCGAGAGAAGTGAAAGCGGTCTAAGATCGTCTTCCCCTCTCAAGAATCTCTTGAACTTTCGTAATTCCGCAAGAAGTCCAGTCCGTGAGGACCGAACTACATCGCGGAAGTCCTTCAGTTCAAGCAGGAAGTTAACAGCAGAAACCTCTTGTACCATGCTGGGAAGCATGGCCTGAAGAGCCTCTGTGTCATACGTCCGCCATGTCGAATCGTCAAGATACGACGTTTGGTGAGACGCTGCAAGGTCAGCTAAGTACTGAACGCCGTGCAGCGACGACTTGAATTCGCCCGGGGCAACCTGGGCGTTCGAGACCGTCACTGTCGGTTCGTGGAGAAAATGTTCTCCTCGTTCGAAGTACGTTCGCCGTACCTTGCGACGCAGGTGCGTAACGGGACGAAATCGCCCGTTACGGCCAGTGGCACCGTAGAGCGACTCATTGAGTCGATCGTAAGTGTACTGATCGCTAAGTGGTCCAACAGCGCTAGTGAAACTAGAGCTTTTGGGTTTAATCCACCAGAGATACTCTGCATCTCCTGTGATACTTGTTATTTCTCGTGTTTTTGCACTCATGTCTACAAGTCGAGCCGGC